CCTTTGGCTGAATCAATATTTCAATGGAATATGCAATTTAATTCTGATATACCTGCTATTATAGGTGACTTAGAAGTAAGTGCAAAAGGAACTCAATCATTAATGATGAAAGAAGTTCGTTCACAAAGACTAATGACATTACTACAAGTTGGAGCAAATCCTACAATTGCACCATTTATAAAATATCATGCTGTATTAAGGGAGATAGCAAAGACTCTGGATTTAGACCCAGACCAATTAATTAATGACCCAGAAAAAGCGGCAATATATTCAGAAATAATAGGAGTAGCAACAAATGGAAATCAACAAGCTCAAGGCAATGGTCAGCAACCCCCAATGGGTGGAGGTGGAGAAATACCTGCAGGAGCAAATCCAAACGACCCAACTGGAGTTGGAGGTGGCAACATCGGAGTTGGAAATGTACCGCAAACAGGGGAGCCTAGCTTCTCTTCGCAAACTCCTCCTTCTTAGAGAGAGAATTAAAAAATAATGGCAACTGAAAATTCAGTAACAGGTTTAGCTTTAAAAGAAGCTACTAGTACAACAAATTATAATAAACAAAATGTTCATTATAAAATGAAATATAATGCTACCACAAAACAGTGGGAGCAAGAAGAAATAATGACACCTTTAGTTCCGACTATATATCCGGGAATAAAAACTAAAGAAGGTAAAGTAAAAGATATAAGTCAAGGTTTAAAAGATGCACCTTTAGTAGATAAACCAGAGATTGGGCCTATAACACAACCAGTTGAGCCAGATAAACCAGAGATAACACCAGTAACAGCCCCTTCAACAGGTATAGGTGGATATCAACAAGTAGAAAAAGATTATTCTAGTCAACCAAGTGGTATGACAACATCTGGTGGAATACAATATGAACCTAGTCAAGTGAGTTCTTACTCAGAATCATTAAGAGATAACATGAAATATAATGTTATGCCGGGTGGTTATAATAGTCAATCAGATGCTCAAGTATTATCACAGTCACTTGATGGTGGAATATTACAACAGTTATTAAATCCTACTGTTAAAGATAAAGATGAAAAAACAAAAATGGAAGCTCTTGGTTCATTACCTGTAATTGGTGGTGTATCTAAAATTGCAAGTTTTGCAGGGCCTCGTTCTGAAAAAGCACAAATAGATAGATTATTAAAAAGTGGAATGATTACTGTAACTAATAATCAAGGACAGACATTATCAACAGAGGATGCTTTTAAAGTATTAACACAAGATGATAAAGGTAAATTAAAAATATTAAAAGGTGAAGATTTAATTAACTCTGGTTATAAAATTACACAAAATAAAAAAATTGCAGATGAGTATAGTAACTCTCCTGCGTTTAAGAATTTACAAGAAGATAAAGCAAATAATTTTGTTTCTAATACTGGCACACAGCTAACAACATTAAACCCAGTTATGGGTAGTTCTGGTACAACATTATTTGGTTTATTTGATGAAGCTAAAGGTAGTAGTCATACAAATGGTGAACAAGTATTAGTTGTAGATGCTGATGGTGGTGGTGCATATACTAGTGAAGGAAAATTTGTAGGACAGAATGGACAAATATATGCCTTTGGTACAGCAGAACAAGCAATGCAATCCGCTATGGGTGGTGTATTACCTGCTGATGTTTTAGAACGAATGACTGATGAAAATGGTAAATTAAAAGATTTATATACAGACCCAAATAGTGATTTTTATATAGAAAATAATGTAGATGAAAATGGTTATTATACAGGTAGTGTTGTAGAAGAAAATAGAGATATAGTTGATAATGGTGGTAATGGTAATGTTGTGGGAAGTACAGCACCAGATGGTTCTAATGATAAAACAAACCATGACAATAATCAAAATCAAATCCAAGATGATATAGCTGATGATGTTGATGATGCATTAACAGATATTTATGGAGAGTATGAAGAACCAGAAACAGGAACTACATATGGCCCTGCAGGTAGTGGAACTCAAGGTGGTGGTAATTCTGGTAGTGGTAGCAGTGGTTCTGATAATAAAAGTGATGATAAAAAAATAGTTTGTACAGAAATGTATAGACAAACACAATTAGATGATTGGCAACGAACTATAAAACTTTGGTATTTATTTCAACAAAGACATTTATCAGAAACACATCAAAAAGGTTATCATTTTTTATTTAGACCATATGTTAAAGGTATGCAAAAATCAAGTATCTTAACTTCTATTGGTAAACACATGGCACAAGAAAGAACAAAAGATATTAAACATATAATGTATGGTACAGAATTTTCTTTAAAAGGAAGAGTATATAGAACAATATTAGAACCTATTTGTTATATAGTAGGTTTATTTATAAGAGGATAATATGGCAGAACAAATGCAAAATCAAGGTATGGTAAAAAGACCTCCTATAGGAGATGATGGTAAAACTATGCCTAATCCACAAGATTCAAATCCAAAACAACCAGATACAAATGTTCTAGAGCAGTTACAACAAAAAGCTATGTCATTACCTCCAGAACAAAAACAAGTAGTTGCACAAAGTTTAACACCACAATTTAAAGATGTGGTAATACAGATTTTCGGTGCAGAGATTAATCCATTTATTGATGTATTAGAATCTGCTATCGGAGAAGAACCTAATCCTAACCCAGAGCCTCCTATGATGGCCCGTGGTGGAGAAGGTATAGTAAACAGGCCACCTGTACAGCCTAGTGGTAATGAAGGGGGATTAGTTCCTCGACCACAGCCACCTATGGCATAGTACAGCCCCACTCTGGGCGACCTGCTTTCCAACAGCACCCATAAGGAGATAACATGGAAGACGAAAAAAAAATTGAAGAGACTTCAACAGAAGTAGAACAATTAAGTACTACAACTGAAGGAGATGATTCTAAAAAAACAACACCCTTTTTAGAACCGACCCCATATCAAAACAAATATAAAAAGGAGTTAGATATGGATACGGAAGCAACAGCTACCGCTCAAAGTAAGGACACCGAAGAAACTGACGAGATTCAAGAGGCCACTCCAGAAAAAGTAGAACGCCCTGTTAATGCTGAAGATAAAGTTTTTAAGAAGAGATATGATGACTTAAAACGTCATTATGATTCTGCTGTAAACAAGCACAAATCAGAAGTTTTAACTTTAAAAAAACAGTTAGAGAGTTCATCAAACTTTATTCCTCCTAAAGATGAAAAAGCTTTAGAAGAATGGAGAAAAGAGTATCCAGATGTGTATGATGTTATTAAAACAGTTGCACAAAAGGAAGCTGATGATAAATCAAAATCTATAGCAGATAAACTATCTAAGCTTGAAGTAGACCAACAACATGTTGCAAAGCAAAAAGCGGAAGTAGAACTGTTACAGTTACATCCAGACTTTAATAAAATTAGAGAGAGTCAAGACTTTCACGATTGGGCATCTGCTCAAGACAGTGTAATTCAAGGTTGGCTTTATGATAATTTTAATAATTCTAAATTAGCTTCAAGAGCAATAGACCTTTATAAAATGGATAAAGGACTAAAGAAAGTTGATGCTAAAAAAGAAAATGCCAAAGAAGCATCTAAATCTGTTACATCTACTAGTAGAGGTGCAGATAAAGATATTAAAGGTAAAAAAGTATGGTCTTTATCTGAAATACAAAGATTAAAACCTTCAGATTTTGTTAAGTTTGAAAAAGACATCGACCTCGCAAGGGCCGAAGGTAGAATCAAAAATTAACTTAATATTTAAAACGGAGGATTGATATGGCTATAACCAAATCAGCCGGTTATGACAACTTACCATCGGGTAATTGGCTACCGGTAATATACAGTCAAAAAGTCCAAAAGTTCTTCAGAACTGCATCAGTTGTAGAGGATATTACCAATACTGACTATGCAGGAGAAATTGAAAATTTCGGAGATACTGTCAACATAGTAAAAGAACCAACGATTAGCGTAAGTTCTTACACTAGAGGCGGTCAAATCAACATCCAGAATCTGGCTGATGACCAACTGCAACTAGTAGTAGACCAAGCTAATGCGTTTGCTTTTAAAGTTGACGATATTGAAGAAAGACAATCTCATGTGAACTGGGAGTCTTTGGCTACTTCTTCTGGAGCATATGCTCTAAAAGATTCATACGATGAAAACGTTATTGCGGCAATGGTATCTGGTGCAGGTACTACTGTTGGTTCTGATGGTTCTGGAACTGATACAGGTTTCGGTACTTCAGAAGAAGACCCTGCAAATATTTTAGCTAACGCAGCTAAAAGATTACATGGTAATGACGTTCCTACAGATAACAGATGGTTCTTAGGAACTCCAGAGTTTTATGAGCAACTTGGTAATTCAAGTGCTAAACTTATGGATGCGTCTGTTACTGGTGACGGAAAATCACCTTTACGTAATGGTAACGTATTGGAAGGTAAAGTAAATGGTTTTAAATTATATATGACTAATAACTTTGCCGCTTCAACAACAAGTAATTACTATAAAGTATTATATGGACACATGAGTTCTACTGCTACTGCTAATGCTATTGCAAAAACAGAAGTAGTAAGAGACCCAGATTCATTTGCTGATATAGTAAGAGGCTTACATGTGTTTGGAAGAAAAGTACTAAGAAGTGCTGCTCTTCAAGCAAGACACTTGTTAATAGATTAATAGGAGGATATACAAATGGCGACTCATAGTAAAGTTACTGGTTCAACATCTGGGCATCCTTCGACTAGAAGAAAGCCTTATTATGTTGAAAATACAATTGACAACTCAGCTTTTGACCCGGCAAGTGGAGACATTATACAAGCTCTAAACGTACCGGCAGAAACAGTTGTTTTAAGTGCAGGATTAGAAGTTCTAACAGCTTCTTCTTCTTCTGTTACTTTTGATTTAGGTATCACAGGTTCTACAGCAGGACACCACGACCCAGATTGTTGGGTTGATGGATACGATGCAACTGGAACAGGTCATGCTCCAATGGATGCTACTGATGCGGCACATCAACTTGTCGTTAAAACAGCAGATACCATTGATATTTTAACTGGTGGTGCACAAGACACTGCAGGAAAAGTAAGAGTATGGGCAATTATGTGTGATATTAGCGGTTCAGATGAAACTGCTTCTAACTCATCATAAAATAAACTAATTTAGGGGGCTTAGGCCCCCTTTTTATAAAAGGAATCATATGGCTAAATGGGATATGACAAAAACTGAAAAGATTACTCCTTTATTCCCAGACGAAAATGTTGGATTAAAGGATGATGTATCTAGATTAGAGAAAAAGATAGATACAATATTAACCTTGCTTATTAATAAGGAGGCAAACAATGACAAGGATAGACCTAAGCCCATTTCGGGCAATGACAGTGGGGTTTGACAGTTTATTTAATGATATAGCTGACTTTCGCCCAAGTAATTATCCACCCTATAATATTGAAAAGGTAGATGATTATGAGTACAAATTAACTTTTGCTGTAGCAGGATTTTCTGAAAAGGATATTTCTGTAACACAAAAAGAAAGTACTCTAGCAATTGAAGGAGAAAATAATCCTTCAGAAAAAGAATATCTTTATAAAGGTATAGCAGAGAGAACATTTAAACAATCATTTAAACTATCTGAATATATGAATGTTAAAGATGCTAAATTAAAAGATGGTATGCTTAATATAACATTGGTACAAGAATTACCAAAAGAAAAGCAACCAAAACAAATTAAAATAAATTAAATAATGGGGC